ACATCGACGGTGCTGCCGTCCGTCAGCGTGAAGACGAGCCGTCCCCCGTCCGTGACCTCAACCGCCTTCACGCCTCTGGAGATCAGTCCGCCAATGGTCACTGTGATCGCATTCGGAATCTCTACCCGCATATCCGCACCTCACTCTGCCGCCGCGCGGTTGTCCCGCGCAAGCGTTGTTTTGTCGCCGTGCGTATACAAAATGTCATAGAAATACGCACCCTTCGGAAATTTTGCGCTGACCGTATCGTCAAACGTCAGCGTTGCCTGCCCGCCTGTCATGCGGTCAAACTGAAACGTATGCACCGGCGCGTGCGACGCGTCAAAAAAGCTGACCGTCAGACTGTCGGACGCGCCGACCGTGACCGGATCGCCGTCCTGATCGCGCAGCTCCAGCGCCAGCGTCACGGAAAACGTATCGCCCGCATACCAGCGCAGCACACCGCCCGCAATGCGCGGGCTTGGCTTTGCGCCCGGAAGCTTTGTCATCTGTTCTCCTCCTTCCGGCCTTTTCAGTTGATCTCATCGCGGCGCGCCGTGCCGGGCGCCGTTCTGCCGCGCTTTTCGCCTCTGCCTCTGGCAAGGGAAGACGAGCGCTTTGTCTGCTTGTCCTTCGCCGTGCCCGCCTGCGCCGCCTTCTGCCGGGCCTGCGCCGCCTTTTCTGCCGCCGCAGCCTGCTTGTCCGCGTAGGCGAGCTGCTTCCAGTACTGCGCGTTCGCCGCGTCCTCCCGGTCGGAGCGATAGTTCAGCTCGTTCCAGTAATTGTCGTTCGCCAGCTTCGCGTACTGCAGCGCCAGATTCTCGCTGCGCTGCGCCTCGCTCTGATACGCGCCGCGCGCGTCGGACAGTGCCGCGTAATAATCCGACACCTGGTCGCGGTAGCGGTCATAGTCGCTCTTTTCACGGCTGCTGATGAGCGCATAGCGCTCGGAAAGCGCCGAGCCCTCGCGGTCATACTGACTGCGCGCCTGCGCGTAGAGCTCCGGCACGACCTCGTTGAGCTTCTGCAGATACGCGTTGTACGACTGCTGCCCCGCCTGCTGGCTGTAGCTTGAGCCATAGCCGCCCGTGAGCGCTGCCGCCGCACCCATTGTGTTCTCCATTGCCAGCCGTCCCGCGCTCTGGTACTGCTCCCGGTACTGCCGGTACATCGGGTCTGCCCCCAGATCGTAGGAAAACGCCTTCCGGTTCGCGATCTGGTCATAAAGCGCGTCCAGCTCGCTGTCCCACCGGGACGTATAGCTGCCGGGCTTCTCCGACAGCACCCGGTCCAGCGCCGCCTTCGCCTCGCTTGCCGCGCCGGACGGCGTATAGCCGGGCGTTCTGACCTGCGCCGCGTCTGTCTGACCGGCAGAAGGCGTCCCGTAGCTGCCGCGATAGTTATAGATCGTCTGATATTTGTTGCTGAGCGAGCTGCGGTAGCTGCCGTCTGCGTTTACGCCGAGAATGCGGTACGTGCCGCCGCCCGTCACGACCTCGTCGCCCGCCTGCAGCCCTGCCGGAGCCTTTCCGTTACCCTGCACTCTGTAAAGCGCCATTGTCCTCCTCCTTTTTCTCCTCTGTTTCCGCGTCCTCCTGCGCTTCGAGCAGCTGCACCTGCGTGCGCACCTGATCGAGCACCATTCCGACGACGCACGGCGGAAGCCCGGAGGCGTTGATCGCCTCCACCAGCCCCATACGCAGCGCGCCGATCGCATTCGAAAGCTTACTCATGCCGTTTCCTCCAATTTCCTCACTCTTTCCCGCAGCATCTGGATCTGCCGGATGCACAGGGCGATCAGCTCCTCATAGCGCAGGCCGTAGTCCGCGCCGCCGTCTTCCCTCTGCGTTTTCACAAAGGCCGCGAAGTCCTGCCCCGTCAGGCCACACGCCCGCAACGCCTGCTCCACATCCTGCGCGACAAGCCCCGTGTGCGTCCTGCCGGACGTGCCGCTTTTCAGCCGGTAGCTTGCCGGACGCAGCTTCTCAAACAGCGCGTCATAGCGTTCCAGCGCATACGAAATGTCCGTCTTCTTCTCCCGATCAGATGTAGTGATCGTGCCCGTCTGCGCGTACACGACCGACCACCGGTAATCGGAAAACCCGAGCGATCCCGCGCCGTCAACAGACGGCGCCGTGCTGCCGCTCACGACCAGATCGCCGCCTACCGCCGTTCGGCAGTTCGTCTGCGCGCCGCCCTCCGTGACGGAGAGCGTATTGCCGCCGTAGCAGAGCTTCGCGCCGCTTGCCGTCGCCACGACCTCGCCAAGCCCACTTTGCATATGGATCCCCGCGCCGCCGTAAGCGCCCGTCGTATAGCCGAGCCATCCGCCGACAGTACCGCTGTTCAGCGCATCGTATACCGCCATATCGCCGCCCAGCTTGATATAATCCGCCGATAAAAGCCCCGTCGTAATGTCGTTTGCCGACAGGTGATTGACCGAAAAATTGTTGAAATCCAGAATGCCGCCGTTGATGCGCGACGCGGACAGATTGCCTGTCACACTCGCCGCATCGACCGTAAGCCCCGTGATGGTTGCGCCCGTCACATTCAGGCTCGTCGCCCTGATCGCGCCGGAGATCGTCGCGCCGGAGCACGTCAGATATCCGTTCGCGTCCACCTGAAACCGGTCTGATACGGAGAGGCCGCCCGTCCCGAAATACATACCCGCGCTGCTGCCGAACACGTTTTCCACGCGGTAGATGCTCCCGTCCGAGATCGTCCACGGCCCAAAGGCCGAGCCTGCCGCCGCCGTGATCGTCCCGGTCAGCTTCGCGTTGTACGCCTCCAGTGTTCCGGACGGGAAATGCAGCTTCTTCTCCGACAGATACGCAACCTCCATCCCCTCCTGCCAGAAGGAAATGCGTTTCGGCGTCACGGTCAGCAGTTCGTTTTTCGTCCGGTCGACGATCCTTCCGCCGCCATCTGTTACGGTCGTCTCGATATTGCCCACGCCCACACCGTACACCGGCGTCACGTCGTTGTAATACAGCAGCCCCGTCTTGATATACTGCTGCGCATTCACGGAAAACGCGTTGTTCACGCCCGCCGTGTAATCATACAGCTGTTTGATCCCGACGGAATTGCCCTCGATCGTCAGCTGCGTCTTTTCCAGATACGTCCCGAAGTCCGACGCCGCGACATAATTCCCCGCAAGCTTCGCCGACCAGACCTCCGAATTCGCCGCCGCAAAATCCGCCGTCTTGATGATGAGGGACTTTAAGGCCGCATAGCCGGAAAGCGTCGTCTTCTTTTCCTCCTCGGAAAGCCCGTCCGCGTCGATGGCCTGCGCGATCTCCGTCAGCGCCGCCTTCGCCGACCAGTCCGCCAGATTCAGCTGCTCCGTCACGCTGCACAGATACCGCCGCATGCTCTCCAGCTGCTCCTGCGTCGTCTTCCCCGCGATGGACGGGTATGCCAGTGTCAGACTACCCATGTTGCACCTCCCGTCTTACGCATCGCTTCCCGCCTCCAGGACTCTCGCTAGGCTGAACAGCTTCATCTCGCCCTTCCCTGTCAGCCGGAATTTCAGATGGTCGCACCGCGCGGGCCGGACCGGCAGCAGGAAGGTACGCAGTCCCCGGCCCTCGATGTGCCCGCAGTGCCGCCACACGCCGTCCGAATCATACTGAACCCAGAAATCGACGCTCGACCCCTTCGGCAGCTGCATCCGCAGATTGATGCGCGAGACGTATTTCTTTCCGACAAGGCCATACGTCATGATCCCCGTCTCCGCCATCCACCCGACCGGCCCGTCCTTCGTCCCGGCTGTGCCGTAAACGGTCCTGAGCGTTCCATTTTCAAGAAAATACAGCTCGTCGCCGACCCGCGCAAACTCGCTTGCGTGCGTGCTGTCCTCCCGGTGCCACAGGCCCTTGCGCGTGTCGTAGACGAACAGCGACCAGCTGTGCGCCGCATCCTCCATGCTGATGAAGTATTTCCCGCGCACACCGCCCGCGGCCGCGTTGGCATACAGCACCGTGCCGAAGCAGCCGCCGATCTCCTGCGGCAGGCTCCCGTCGTACACGCACACGCCCATGCGCGACTTGTAATACAGCCGGTCGTCCACCACCACGAGGCTCTTGCTTGACCCGTTCTGCACACCCGCACACTTCTGCACCACGACCTGATGCGCGCCCGAGGCCGACGGATAGACCCGGTGGAAGCAGTCCTCCTTGAAAAACACCGGACTGTCTGCCAGCGTCGCCGCGCCCGTCCACTTTCCGTCCGTGCCGCAGCTGGCCCGCCACGAATCCGTCGCCACCCCCTGGTAGCACGCCCAGTTTTTAAAATCGCCCAGCTTGCAGCAGTAAAGCTCGTTCACCGTCTTCCCGTCCGCCACACCGTACTTGCAGCCCCAGAGCCGGTTGCCGCATTCGGTGATAAAGTCCATATCCGGCACGCGCCGGGCCGTCTTCACCGTCCCGCTCGTGACCTCCGCTGCCTGGTCGATCAGCCCCACGATGACGATAGAACTCTCGTCTGCGCCGTATAAAATCTGGCTGCCGTTCAGCTTTTTGAGCTGCTCGTTCCCGGAAAGCCCGGAGATCTCAATGCCGTCATACTGTTTGAAGCCCTTGCCGATGCCGTTCGCCGCCAGCTTCACATACACCGTCGGCACGGACACCCACTGCCCCGAGGCCTCGGCCCACTGCTTGATGGTGTGCAGACTCCCCGACGTGTCCAGCCAATACTGCCCGTTCGACGGGCTTTCCGGCTGCGCCGCCTGCGAGAAGCTCAGTGTCAGCGCCTGCCCGTCCGCAAGACACAGCGACACGCTGATCGGCGTTTCCGCCGCGTCGACCGTATTCTCATGCCCCATGTACCCGTTGTCGGAATAATCCTCCGTATTGAAGTAAATTCCGTCTGGGAAGATACACAGATACGCACCCATGGACACGAGCTGCTTTTCTCCCGCCTTGATGTTCACCGACGGCATATACGCCTCCATGGACGCGCCGTTGATATGCAAAACCTGATTCTGCACCCAGCACAGCCTGTCCCGCGCGCAGATCGCCTGCATCCCTGAAAGCGCCTGCACCGTCCCCCGCCGCACTCTCGGCGCAAGCAGCGGATAGCAGTCCGACGTCAGATTCTCCATATCGTAGAATTCCCCGTCAGAAAGCTTCAGATCGTGGTCATAGCCGAGAAACGCCTCGGTTGTCAGCGTCTGCTGCCGCTGCTCCGTCAGCTTTGGATAAAACATCCCGCTATCCCCCCTACAGCTTGATATACGCCGCTTCGCTCTTCGGCAGATGCGCCCGGTTGTACGCGTTCTGGTACGCCTGATAGTACATATTGTACTTGGCGGCGGAATTGTTGTACTTCGTCATCTCCCCGTTGGCGTCGTCGATCTTCATCTCCAGATACCACCGGTAAATTTCGTCATACGGCCACTCGATCAGAAGCACCGTCCCGTCCAGATCCGCCTCCGGCGTATAGCCCGCGAACGCCGCCGTCTGCGTCTCATGCTGCGTCAGGATCTCGCGGTACACCGCTCCGTCCAGCTCCGACAGCCAGCGCAGCTTGTCCGCGCTCCCATACTGGTTGGGCTTGAGCCGGTCGACCGTCTCAAGCGCCTCGCGGATGGTCATGCGCCCCGCCTCCTTTCTTCTGTCCGCAGCCCTCAGCCGGCGGCCAGCTCATCCTCGAGCTTCCGTGCCGCCTCCAGCTGCCGTCTTGCGTTTTCCAGCACCTCATACACCGGCTCCGGCACCTCGACCGCCTTGCCGCGCGGCACTTGAAACGTGCGTCCGTTGACGCAGACGAACTCAGACTGCTGTTCCGTGCCGCCCGCGCGCGGCAGCGTGATGGTCTTCATGACTGCAAATGCGTTTTCCATAGCAATTCTCCTTTTCTGTCCCGTCTTTTCCGGAGACCGGCTTGCGCCGGTCTCCATCTTGTTTCCTCAGTTTGCCTCGTCCTCGGCAGAGTACGCGCCGCAGCTCTCCACACGCACCATGCGGTCCTCATACAGGATCTTCGCCGCGCTGGAGAACTTGTAGCCCAGCGTCGAGAACTGGTTGAGCGGTCCGCCGACCTGGCCCTTATCCTTGATGATCATCTCCAGATTGCCGCCCTCGGGGTCGATCATGCCGTAGGCGTCCTTGCCGAGGAACAGCGTCGCATAGACGCTGTAATACACCGCAGGCGTGCCCTTGGATTCGTCCGCCGCCGTCTTGACCGGGCAGCCCTCACTGTTGAAGATCTTGGCCTCAGTCGTCTCGATGAAGCGCACGCCATGCAGCTCGCCGATCTCGCCGGTAAACAGCTCCGTCAGACCCGCATACTTGTGCGCCTCGATCCAGGCCTCGGACGAGCGCAGATCGTATGCCACGGACGGGTGGATGATGGCGATATACTTGCCGTCGATCTTCGGGGCCTTGAGCTTTTTGAGCAGCGTCACGGCCTTGTTGACCTCGTCCGGTGTCAGCTTTGCGGTGGTGTCCAGCCCCGCGCGGCTGGTTACGGCGGTATGCGCGCCGTTCGTGCCGACCTTGTCGCAGTACTGCACATTTGTGCCCGCTGCGGCGACATTGCGCACCAGCTTATCCTGCGTCGTACCGGCGGACGCGCCCAGCTCCTCCGCCGCACCCAGAATCACGTCGTCAATGGCGTGCAGCTCCAGCTGGTCGGACACGGACACATACGTGCCGTACTGCGTGATGGCCTGCGTCACAGCGCTCTGGCCAAACTTCTGGCCCGTCGGAATGACACCCTCGGTCAGCGCGCCCGCGTCCTCAAGCGTGTTCCACTTGCGCCATTCCACGGTCTTGCCGCGTCCGGCAGGCAGCGCCTGCTTGCGTGCAAACTGCGTGTGGATGAGCTCCGGACGCGCGTTTTCCAGCAGCTCCGTGTCGTAAAACGTCTTCATGGACGCCGTCATACCGCCGCCATCCGGGAACGCGCTCGTCTCACCGGAATACGCGTTCACGTAATTGCCGCTGGCGTTCACCAGCGTACCCGCGTCGGCAAACAGCTGCAAATTCAGTTCCTGCTTCAGATTCATTAAAATCTCTCCTTTTCTCAGAGCCGGACGGTCTCGCCCCGTCTGGCCCGCGCCTTCAGTTCCTCTCTCGTCTGTCTGGACCAGTGCTCCGGACTCTCGGCAAATGCGCCGCCCGCTGCCGGGGCCATGCCGCTCTCGCGCGGGCGGAGGTAACCCGCCTGCATGGCCGCCGTCAGCTCCTCACGTGCGCGTCTTGCGCCGTATGCCATCGCGCCTGCACGAAGCTCCCGTAAATGTGTCAGCTCGTAAGCGCTTCTGGCATCCACGCCGCGCATGACAAGGCGCATGAACACGGGGCTTTCCAGCTCCTCATGCAGCTGCGCGCCCGGATACGCCTCGCGCACCGCCGCAAACTGCTCCCGAAGCGCCTCATACCCCTGCCGCATCGCCTCTTCGCGCTGCTCTTTTGTCACGGGGACTTTCCCCTCCGGTGCGCACGCGGCCAGCCGCTCCGCCTGTTCCGGCGTGAGCTGTGACGCATCTACGCCGAAGGTCTTTTCCAGTGCCGGCCCCAGAGACTTCAGCACCTGCTCGCTTCTCGTGCAGTTTTTCAGCCGTTCGCGCACGATCATCTGCACCTGCCTGTCATAGTCCTTCTTATACGGTCCCTGGATGAGCGCCCGGAACGCCTCTGCGCGCTCCTGCTCATCCTGCGGCGCGGCGTCCGCCGATACGCCCGGTTCCGGCTGCTCCTGCTGCTCCATCGCAAATGCCTGCAGCCAATCAAAGTTTTTCATCCTTTTCCTCCTTCTGCCCTTCAAGCGGGCGACGCTCGGGTCTTTCCAACTTATTTTCAGGGTCACGTTCACCCAAAACCCGCACATGATCCGGATACCGCGCCGAAAGCAGCCGGTATCCCGCGCGAACCGTCTCAAACATCCCGTCCAGCCGCGCCTGCTCCTGTCCGTCCGCGAACGCCTCCAGCCGGAAGCGTCCGCAGCCCGATTCGATCACCGGCGGCGTTTTCATCCCCGCCGCCTGCACCGCCTCCGCCAGCGCAAACGCCAGCA